CTGCAGACCTCCGTTTCGAGACAACGAAAACGGAGGTCATTTTAATGAAAATTCAATGGAACTTTGCAGACGGCACGAAATCCGAGGTCGAGGTCAATGAGGAGCTTGGGGAATTTATCACCGCATCTCGGCGGGAGGAAAGCAATCTCGACCGCAAGGAGCGATATCACTGCTATTCGCTCGACGCTATCCTTTTTGAAGGCAAGGAGTATGGCGACTACAACACCCCTGACGCAGAAATTGAACGCAGTGAAAAGAAAAAGCGCATTGCTGCGGCGTTAGAAACCCTGTCGGAAGTACAAAAGCGTCGGCTGCTGATGCTGGCAGGCGGATGCTCTGTTAATGAAATTGCCCGTTTAGAGGGCATCGCACCGAATGCCGCGTGGAAATCCGTAGAAGGTGCAAAAAAGAAATTTATCAAGTCTTTCAAAATGGGTGTATAAAACAACCTGCTTTTCTCCGTATACCGAGGGACACACAAGACCGTCCCTCGGAAAGGACGGAAAAAGATGAAGCACAACCTACAAATCAGTGTTTCGAGGAAGCCCCCGGAGGGCGGCGTCGTTAGGTGCCAGCGAGTCACTATGCGGGAACATATACTCCGTTACCTGTTCGGCGAGAAGCGCCGTGTAATAGTCATCGTTCCCGGTGACTCCGTCGAGTGCGTATCTGTTACAGAGATTGCGGACGGAGGTGGCACTGCCGATGAACGATAACAATGCTCCGCTGCTCCCGATGCCAATCAAGGTCAAGCCCTACGCACATCAGGTCATCGCTTTTAACTTCGTATGCAAAAGGCTCGGCCTTCTGCCGGACAGCACCTACTCGCCAACGGGCTATGGCGCAGCGCTTCTCATGGAAATGGGAACAGGCAAAAGCCTCACAGCACTTGCTGCTGCCGGTGCGCTGTATAACGCCGGACGCATCAAACGGGTGCTGGTCGTTGCTCCGCTGTCGGTGGTCGGCGTATGGGAGGAAGAATTCGGCAAGTTCGCGGACTTCGATTACTCCCTTGCCGTGCTCAAGGGTAGCGGTGAAAAGAAGGTAGATACCCTGCGGCACATGACCGGGGCGGCGCTTCAGGTGGCAGTCATCAACTACGAATCGGCATGGCGGCTTGAGAAGAATTTGGCGGCATGGAAGCCCGACCTCATCATCGCCGACGAGGGGCACAAAATCAAAACGCACAACATCAGCGCATCCAAGGCGATGCACCGACTGGGCGCAGCGGCAAAATACAGACTGCTCCTGACGGGAACGCCGGTCACCAACAAGGCAATCGATATCTTCTCGCAGTACAAATTCCTTGACCCGCGCATCTTCGGGCAGAGCTTTTACAGCTTCCGCAATTACTTCTTTTATATGACCGGCTACGGCAACCATACGCCGGTGCTGAAAAAGAGCATGGAGGACGAGCTTACCCGCCGGATGCACAGCATCGCATTTCGGGCGACGAAGAAGGAATGCCTCGACCTGCCGGATACGACAGACATCATCCGCAAGGTGGCGCTGGAGCCGAGGGCGATGAAGCTGTATCAGTCGCTTGTCAAGGAAAGCTACGCGGAATTGTCCGAGGGTGAGGTCACCATCACCAATGTGCTCACCAAGCTGCTGCGGCTGTCGCAGCTCACGGGTGGCTTTATCGGAAGCGATGAAAGCAGCGCCACGGAGCAGGTATCAACGGCGAAGCTCGACGTGCTGGAGGATATCATCGACGCCGCACTGGAGGAAAATCGCAAGCTCGTCGTCATTGCCCGCTTTGTGCCGGAGCTTGATGCCATCTGTGCCATGCTCGAAAAGAAGCGCGTCAATTATTCGCTCATCAAGGGCGGTGTGAAAGACCGCGACGAGCAGGTCGCACGATTCCAGAACGACGCTAATGTTCCCGTGTTCGTCGGTCAGGTGGCAACGGCTGGTCTGGGTATCACGCTCACGGCGGCAAGCACGATGATTTTCTTCTCACTGGACTACTCCATGAGTAACTTCGAGCAATGCAAAGCCCGCATACACCGCGCCGGTCAGCGGATGCCCTGCACCTATATCTATCTCGCGGCGCAGGCTACGGTCGACGAGAAGGTGCTGAAAGCCCTGAAAAACAAGGCGAATCTCGCCAAGACACTGGTCGACGATTACCGCTATGGCAACAACCCGTTTATGTAAAGGAGATTATCACGATGGACATATCAGAAAAACTGTTTGAACTCGCAGACCGGCTCAAAGCCCTGCGAGATGAGAAAAAGGAAACCGAGCAGCGCGTGAAGGATATCGGCGCGGAGCTTGATGAGGTCGATGCCGCATTGGTGCAGCTCATGACCGATACCGAGACGCAAAACTTCACCCGCTCCGGCATCATGTTCTGCCTCACCAATACCACCCGCGCCTCGGCGACCGCCGACCGCAAGGACGACCTGTTTGATGCGCTTCGCGCCGAGGGTCATGGCGGGCTTATCTACGAAACCGTCAACGCCAATTCTCTCTCCGCCTTTGTGCGGGAGCAAATGGCTGAGAACGACGATGCTTTACCCGACTGGCTGGACGGGCTGGTCAATGTATTTGAAAAAACGACCGTGGGCGTCCGCAAGGCGACCCGCAAATAAGGAAAGGACGATACGAATATGAAAAGCAACGATAATACGGCTCTTGCCACAACGAACAGCGCATTCATGGCGCTGAGAGACTTCAACCTGAACGATGCAATGAGCGAGGAGCTCTCCGGCTTGTCCGGCAGCTTCGAGAGAATCAAGATTCCCGCCGGAGGCATGACCGTCTTTGAAATCCCCGGTGAAAACCCAGACAGCCCGGAAACGGTCAAGGAGTTCTCCGCGGTTATTCTGCATCATCACCCGGTCAACGCCTTTTATAAGACGAAGTACACTGGCGGAAGCAATCCTCCCGACTGCGGCAGCTTCGACGGTGTCTGCGGCGAAGGCACTCCCGGCGGCGAATGCGCCAAGTGCCCGAATAACAAATTCGGCTCCGGCGAGAACGGTGCCAAGGCGTGTAAGAACCGTCGCCGTGTGTATTTGCTCCGCGAGGGCGAAATCTTTCCGCTCATCATGTCCCTGCCTACTGGCTCACTCAAGGATTTCACCCGCTATATCATGCGTCTGCTGTCCAAGGGTAAGAAGTCAAACGCCGTGGTAACAAAATTCACGCTGAAGAAGGCTACCAATAATAACGGCATCGCGTACTCTCAGGCGCAGTTCTCTGTCGATCGCACCCTGACCGATGAGGAGCTTGTACTTATCTCAGGAATTACTGAGCAGGTAAAGACCTACTCCACCCGCGTTGGCTACGATACCGAGCCCGCTGTGGATGTCCCTGCCAATGTTGACCCTGAAACCGGCGAGATCATTGAGCCTTTAGCCTAAATCATACCGCCGCAGGTCGGGCAGTTTATCGTTGCCCGACCCATAGCGGCAGATTGGAGAAGAACATGGACTATAACCTTATATATACAACCGACGCACTGCGGGATTATCTCGTCGATGCAAGCGTTATCGCCTTTGACTTTGAGACTGCGCCGGACGATGCATGGCGGGATGAGCCGAAGGCGGCGCTAGATGCACACAAGTCGCATATCGTCGGAGTTAGCATTTCGGTGTCAGAGGGCACTGCGGTATACCTGCCATTTGCGCATAAAATCGGCGAAAATGTGCAGAGCCGCGATGAAATGCTGCAGTACCTCACCGCCGCAGTTTTTGAAAACCCCAGTATTGTCAAGGTCGCGCACAACCTGTCCTTTGAGGCGATGTTCCTGTATGCGCTGGGTATCGTCGTGTGTGAGCCTTGCTACGACACCATTGCGGCGGCGCAGCTCACGCTGAAAAGCAAATTTGAATTCCGCAGCCTGTCGGATAGTGGCTTGAAGCTGCTTGCCACATCACTTTTCGGTGCAGATATGCCGGACTTCAATACCGTGACCGCAGGGCGACATTTCGATGAGATGAATCCGGCAGACTATGAAACGCTGCGCTATGCCTGTGCTGACTCGGATTATACGCTGCGGCTTTACTACAAATTCAACAGCTGGTTTGGCAGTAATATCCGCCAGCACCGCGACATCGTTGAGCGGGTCGAATCTCCTACAGCCGTGTATTGCGGCATGATGAAATATAACGGTGTGCCGATGGATACGGCAGCAATGCTGAAACGGCAAAAGGAAGCCGATGAGAAAATCGCGTTCCTTCGTGACGAAATCGACAGGCTGACCGGCGGCGTGGACATCGGTGCAAACGCATCTACCTCCGCATTCAAAAAATATCTGTTTAACGACCTCGGCCTTCCAGTGCTCAAAACCACGGACAAGCATCAGGAGGCAGCGGACGATGCGACGATGATTATGCTGACCGAATACTGCCAAGCAGAGCGCCCAGAGCTCGTGCGCCTATTCGAGCTGGTGCAGGAATACCGCAAATGGGGCAAGCTCAAATCGACCTATATCGACGGTTATTTGCGCTGCATCAATGCCGCCACGGGTCGTATACATCCAGACCTCATGCCGCTTGGCACCGAAACAGGGCGCTTTGCTTCCCGCAACCCTAATATGCAAAACTGCCCGCGCAAGGACAACGACCCCGTCGGTGTGCGCAAGTTCATCAAAGCGCCGGAGGGCAGTCTGCTTGTGTCACTGGACTTCTCCCAGATAGAGCTTCGTGTCGGCGCGTTTTACTGCCGAGATGAAAAAATGCTGCAGACCTACCGTAACGGTGGAGATATACACGCACAGACGACATCGGTCATTTTTCATGTACCCTTTGAAACGGCAGTCGATAAGAATGCCCCACATTACAAGGAGCGCCGCACCATTGCCAAGAACTGCAATTTCGGTGTGTTCTACGGATTATTTCCAAGCGGGCTGCAGAAGACCTTGAAATTCAAGGCTGGGCTCGATGTGTCCAAGGACACCTGCAGCGGTATCATCGACAACCTAAAATATGGCTATCCGCGTCTGTCTCTGTGGCAGGAGGAATTCAAGAAACGTGCCGCCATCACATACTTTGCGGAAACATGGCTCGGTCGTCGCAGATACATTATAGGGATACTCTCGAAGGACTGGGGTACGCATTCCTTTGCGGAGCGGTGCGCAATGAATACCCCGATTCAGGGTACAGCGGCGGATATTCTTAAGCTGGCGATGGGACATATCGTTGACGGTATGAAGGAACGCCCGTGGCTCAAGCCCTTTTTACAGATTCACGACGAGCTGGTATTTGAAATCCCTGCGGACAAGCTCGGTGAGGCAGTCGCTTTTGTAAAGCAGTGCATGGAGGTGCAGCCGTTCCCGGCGTTTGATGTGCCAATAATCGCGGAAGCCGCCTATGGCGCGAGCTTCGGTGAGATGGAAGAAATGGAGTGAGCATATGGGAGTCAATCTTTACAATTCTGAGGGCTACCTCGACCCGACCGCTCACGATGCTATGGTGAGTGTTTTGAAGGAGCAGCGTCAGCGCCCGTATATGCCGAAGGTCTTTATATCCTCGCCCTATGCGGGCGACGAGAAGCAGAACACGCTCAATGCCCGCAAATACTGCGCCTTCGCCGTGAAGGCTGGGTATATACCCTTCGCGCCGCATTTATTTTTCGTGCAATTTCTCTCGGATTCTGTGCCGGAGCAGCGGGAGCTTGGTATGTTCATGGGCATGGTTTTTCTGGACGGCTGCAAAGAGCTATGGGTGTTCGGTGACCGTATCTCGCCCGGTATGGAGCGAGAGATTGCCCGTGCCGAAAGGCGCGGTATCATCATCAGACATTTTAACGACGACTGTGAGGAGGTGGCACCAATATGAGCTATCCGCAGGAGCTTATGGAAAGAAAGCAATGGGTAAACTGGCGGCTCATACCCGACAAGGACGGCGGCAAGGATAAAAAGATGCCATACAATCCCATCACGGGCAAGGGTGCGCAGTCCAACAATCCTGCGACATGGACGGATTATGCGACTGCCGCCGATGCGCTGGAGCGGTACGGCTTTACGGGTCTTGGCTTCATGTTCTCAAAGGATGACGATTACGTGGGTGTGGACATCGACCATTGCTATGACCCAGACACAAAGGCTTTCAACGATACCGCAAAGGCTATCTTAGCGCGGCAACCAACCTATGTGGAGTTCTCTCCCTCCGGCACCGGCGTTCATCTCTTCTTCAAGGGCAAAATCCCTGCTGGTGGCAATAAAAATACAAAAACCGGCGTGGAGATGTACGAGCATACCCGCTATTTCACGATGACAGGCAAAAAGCTCGACGGCGCAACAGATACTGTCGCCGAGGACAATGGTGCGCTGGCTTGGATCCACGAGACATACATCCGCACTCCGAAGAAGCAAAAGAAGAAGTCAAAAAAGAGCGCTACCCCCGTGCAGCTGCCCGACGATGAGCTTCTGGAGCTTGCCCGTGGTGCTGATAACGGCGAGGCGTTTTCGAAGCTGTGGGACGGAAGCTGGCAGGACAATTATTCAAGTCAATCTGAAGCAGATATGGCGCTGTGCTGCCGCTTGGCCTTCTGGTCAGGTAAGGACAAGGTACAGATGGACAGGCTTTTTCGGCAGAGCAGGCTGTTCCGTGAAAAATGGGACGAAAAGCATCATGCGGGCGGCGCGACCTATGGTGAGGAAACGCTGGATAAGGCGTGTGAGCTTACCGAGGACACCTACGCTCCCGGAGGTGATTCGCCGGTGTTTGAGTACAAGGGTATGTATTTCAGGCGCAAGGGCGAAAACATCTATCCCATCACAAACTTCGTGTTCGTGCCAGTGGAGATGATTGTTGCCGACGAGGAGACACAGCTCACCGCCGACCTTGTGACCGTGCGCGGCGAAACCTACCGTCTGACCTTTATGACGACGGATTATGCCAATCAGCAGAAATTCAAGAATGCGCTCAACAAGCGGACTATTGCACTCAGCTATACCGGCTCTGATGGCGATTTAGAGCTGCTCAAAGCATACATTTCGGAGCTGGACTGGAAAACAAAAATCGGTGTTAAGGCTATGGGTATCTATGAGCACGGTAACAATATGGTCTTTGTCTCGGTGGAGGGCGCGGTAGATAAAAACGGCGCTGCGGTTAATGGCATCATTCAACTCGATAAATACCGCAGTATTTCCAGCACAATTCTTGACATGAAATGCATTACTGCGCCCCAGCTTCAAAAGCTCGGCGAGCAGCTCCTATCATACAACGAACCGGCAAAGGCGGTGTCAATTCTGGCATGGATAAGCGGCTGCTTCATAAAGGAGCATCTTCGCATGAAAAACGTAAAGTTTCCTCACCTCATGCTCATCGGCGAAGCCGGAAGCGGCAAGAGTAATACACTGGAGCGGGTCATCATGCCGGTGTTCTCCAAGACAAAAATTGTGGCAGCGGGACAGACGACAGCCTTTACGCTGATGAAGGACGCGGCATCCTCGAATACCATCCCTATGGCTTTAGATGAGTTCAAGCCCTCAAAAATCGACAGCTATCGACTCGCACCACTGCTGAACCATTTTCGTAATAGCTATGACGGTCAGGAAGGTATCCGTGGTCGTGCAGACCAAACGACGGTGAGCTATGAGTTGCTTGCTCCGCTCGTTGTTGCCGGTGAGGAATCGCCGGACGAGGCAGCTATCCGAGAGCGCAGCATTGAACTGCTGTTCTCAAAGAAAGACCTGAAGGCGGTCGAATATCGTGCGGCGTTCCAAGGCCTGTGCAGAAATGCCGACCTGCTTGGCGGGCTTGGACATAGTCTGCTTGACATCGCGCTCAAAACTAAACCCGCAGAATGCTATTCATGGTACGAGGATGCGTTGGGTAGCTTCAATAAGGAGCTGCCGTCGCGTGTCATTAATAACCTTGCCTGCATGGTCGCAGGGCTGCGGCTTATGGAAAAGCTGTGTGCATCGTTGGGTTTGACGTGGCATGAGGTGTCTCGCTTCGGGCTTGCGCCCTGCACGAAGTATATCGAATATGCGGCAAAGGAGTATCTGTTGGACGGCGGCACCAGCAACAAAAGCGTGGTCGAGCAGACGCTGGAGGTCATGTCGCGCATGGATCTTGACCCGAAAAGCGAATACGCAATAATCGATGATGGTAAGGTGCTGGCACTATGGCTCAACCATGTTTATGACCGTTATACCAAGTACCGCAAGGATTACGCCATCGCCGGTGAAACGCTGACCTATGCACAATTCAAAAAACAGCTTCAGCACTCGGACTATTTTCTGGAAAGCAATGTGTCAAAGCGCATTGCCGGTGAAACACGGAAGGTATGGACAATAAACTACGAGCTTTTGTGTGACCGCTGCGATGTTTCCGGCTTCGAAATCACAGAGGTTGAACCGCTATGAAGGGCGCAACCTGTAACCTAACTGCGCCCAATGTAACCTCTCGGAGCACAAAGGTTACGAGAAAGGTTACGGCGAAAACACGCTATATAGCAGCACAATTTGAGCTTTTATATGTTTTGTAACCTTGTAACCTCAAAAAATAGGTATATACGCGAAAGCAAACATTCCCTCCATACGCAAGCGCGTGTGTGCGCGTGTGAATATACACAGACCTCTATTACAGACAGTTACACGGTTACAACGGGCAAAAAAGTTACAAGGAGAATACTGTGGCAGAAAAAGAAATCGTGAGCGCAATCCTGCGCTTTCTCAAGACCGTGCCGAAGTGCTTTGCTTGGAAGGAGCACGGCGGGATGTACGGTACGGCAGGTGTTCCTGACATCATCGCCTGTATTGGCGGCAGGTTTTACGCCTTTGAGGTAAAGACCGCAACCGGCAAGACAACGGCACTTCAAAACGCAACTATCCGAAAAATCCTCGCCTGTGGCGGCATGGCTGTGGTCGTCCGCTCGGTAGATGAGGTGCGAGCTGTGATTAACGGCTCTCCGCAATGATATTGAAAACAACGCTGCAACGCTTTATATATACGACGCTTACAATGCGGCACCGCTTCGCTGGAGAATACAAATCCAGATAAGGAGTGTGTCTCATGGATAATAATTACGAAAACCTCGCAAACGCCATCGTGCTTCAGGCGGTGAAGGATTACCGCAAGGCGCTGCGCACCCTCTCGCGCAATCCGTATAACCGCTCGGCACAGTATGAATGCCGGAGCATCGAGCAGTTCTTCCGTTCCGGCTGGTTTGGTGTGCTGACGCGGCTCGACCCGGAAGTGCTCATCACGAAGCTGAAGGCGGAGGTGGTAGCATGAACGCAAAGGAATATCTCGGTCAGGCGTATCGCCTCGACCAGCGCATCAATTCCAAGCTGGAGCAGGTCGCTTCACTAAATGAGCTGGCGACGAAATGCTCCTCCACCCTCACGGGTATGCCCCGCAATCCCAATCGCGGCACATCCACAATGGCAGACGCCGTTTGTAAGATTGTTGACCTACAAGCGGAAATCAACAGCGACATCGACCGCCTCGTTGACCTGAAGCGTGAGATGGTGCGTATGATAAAAGCTGTGGATAACACTGAGTACCAGACGCTGCTGGAGCTGCGCTACCTGTGTTTCAAAACATGGGAGCAGATAGCGGTCGACTTGGGCTACAATGTGCGCCATGTATACCGGCTACATGATGAAGCGACAGAAAAGATTGTGCTTCCGCAAACTCAGCAGTAAATGTCACTGTTTGTCAGGTAGTCCTTTGTGGTAGTATATAATCAGGAAAACAGAATCGAGAGCAGCCTCGTGGGAGCAATCCCCCGGGGCTTTTCTCATGCCCGGAAACGGAGGTGAACCCATGCCAAGGAAACCCAAGCGCCCGTGCCAGCATCCCGGCTGCCCCAAGCTGACTGACGGCCTTTACTGTGCAGAGCATCAGAAGAAAATGAATCATCATTACAACCATTATCAGCGCGAGCCTGAAACCAACAAGCGATATGGTCGTGCATGGAAGCGCGTGAGAGATAAATTCATCAAGGCGCACCCACTCTGCGAGGAATGTAAACGCGCTGGCAAGCTGACACCCGCCGAGGAGGTGCATCATATACTCCCGCTTTCATGCGGCGGCACCAATGATGTGAAAAACCTTATGGCACTATGCAAGGCGTGTCATTCGAGAATAACTCTCGAAGCGACGAAGAACAATCGTGAGCAGTGAGCCGGTGGGGGTATCTAAATCTCTAAAACAAATCAACTCGGACAGCGGCGTGGGGCTTCGTGTTGAAAAACGCAGTTTCAAAGGGTTGAATAGCCCAAGTTAAAAAGGAGTGTGATGAATATGGCGAAAGACGGTACCTGTAGAGGCGGTGCCAGAGTCGGTGCTGGCGCCAAAAAGAAGCCTCTCGCCGATAAAATATCCGCCGGTAATCCGGGCGGCAGGAAGCTGACGGTAATGGAGTTTACTGACGCACCTGCGCTCGAAGGATGTGAAATGCCGGAGCCGAACAAGATGCTGTCGGCAGAGCAAAAGGACGGTACGACGCTTGCCGCTGGTGAAATATATAAAAACACATGGACGTGGCTAAATGCGCGTGGCTGCGCGTCGCTGGTTTCCCCACAGCTTCTGGAACGTTACGCCATGAGTGTGGCGCGTTGGATTCAATGCGAGGAAGCTGTGTCGAGCTTCGGTTTCTTGGCACGGCATCCTACCACCGGCAACGCAATACAAAGCCCATATGTAGCGATGGGACAAAACTACATGAGCCAGACCAACCGCCTGTGGTATGAGATCTTCCAGATTGTAAAGGAAAACTGCACCGGCGAATACAGCGGCTCGAATCCGCAGGATGATGTTATGGAGCGCC